GACAATGCAACTATCCCATTTGACCCAGCTAACACAGACTACCAAGCCTACCTAAAATGGGTAAACGAAGGTAACACACCAGAACCAGCGGACAGCAATGGTTAATTTTATTTGGAAAATACTAGATGTTGACTCTAAAGATCAGATTATTAAATCTGCTCAATATAGCGTCACAGCTACCGATGAAAATAATTCAGTAGAAACTATAAACAAATAGTGAGTAAATAATGTTTGATTCCACAAAAGCAGGTCTACTATTACTAGGATTACTTCATCTATCTAATGGCGTACCTGCTGAATTGCCCAACCCAAAAATAACACCAGGGCAAACAAGAAGTGTAACACTAAAAGAACTCTGTACGACCTCTACCTCATTGGTACGTAACGTGCCAGACGCATTGAAAAAAGATGTGTTTCATAATTACGGCATGAACGGCAATGATAAATCATCATGCGCCGAAGGTTATGAAATAGATCACTTAATCAGTTTAGAATTAGGTGGAAGTAATAGTGGCGATAACCTATGGCCACAAAGCTATTGCGGTGAAAATAGTGCCCATAAAAAAGATAAGCTAGAAAATGAATTGCATAGACAAGTTTGTTTAGGTAAAATAGGACTAGAAGAAGCCCAATTGTGCATTAGTAAAGATTGGGAACAGTGTTACATTAAAGTTTACCACAAATAGACTAACTCATTACAGAAAGGCTTAATAATCGCATGATTATTGAAAAGCTACTACCTCAAGAACTTGAGGACGAAATATTTAAAATTATGACAGCCAACGGATTTCCTTGGTACTGGAATGCAGAGAATATAGTCCCAGCAACACCGGACTCTCATATATTTCAATTTACACACGTATTTTACATATACCAAAAAGTATACTCATCCTACTTTAACATAGCCAACATGATTGTGGGCTACTTTGCCGAAAAGACAAAACTTAAAATAAAACGTGTAGTTAGAGTAAAAGGTAATTTAATACCAGACATTACACACACGCCCGAGTCACTTAATAATTTAATACACGGTGATATTGAGGATGAAAGAGAAGGTAAGTACATATCCTTTGTGTATTATGTGATGGATTCAGATGGTGATACCATTATTTATGATGATAACAATAACATCGTAGAAACATCACCCCCCATCAAAGGTAATTGTATTTGGTTTGACTCTCAAACAAAGCACAGATCTTCTGTGCCACTTCACCACAAAAGAAGAGTAGTGATTAACTTTATTTTGGAGGTTGAATGAGTCAATTACTTATTACCACAGACGAACACGACTTTATTGTATTTGATTTAAATACTAATACAGTAACGCACAAACAAGACAAAACAGAAGAGCTACACGCGCACAATTTAGCAAACAGAGGTCGTCCAGTATTTAGACCCTTTGGTGTGGACTATGATGACAAATTTATTTATATTGCGTCAAATGATAAATTAGGAAAATTTAATCGTTCTGATTATACATTTAATTCACTGATTGATATTCCTTTATATATCAACACGCATCAAATTGTAAAAGATAAAGATACATTATTTGTATGTAACACGGCAGTTGACTGTATTGGCATTTATGATTTAAAAAACAATACGAATAAACAATTCAATGTCAATTTATTAAATGTACATCATACACAACATGTGCCAAATAACGCGGATCAACTAGACTCAAGACACTTAAATTCATTACTGAGTGTTAATGATAAATTATTATTTTGTCGACACAATCGAGGCATACCTAATTCAGACTTTGGTATTTTAGATAAAAATACACTTGAAGCTGAGATTATTGTGAGGGCGGGTAAAAGCTGTCATGGTATCAGATTGATTGAGAACTATATGTATAGTTTGTCATCTAATACAGGTGAGATTTTAGAGATTAACTTGGAAACTAAAGAAGTATCTTCTTATCCAATCGTGGATCCTAAAGTGACATTCTTACGTGGATTAGAAATTATGGGTAACAAGATTATTATAGGGTGCTCAGTTAATTTTAAATCTAACACAGACCAATCAAGCCATTTAATGATCTTAGATTTAGATAGCAACACACTAAATAAATTCCAATTGGATGACATTAAATTTATTAACGACTTAAGGAGATTAGTATGAAACAAAAATTATTAGAATTAAAAGACTTTATTGTTGAGGCATTACTTTTTGGTTTCAGAGTGTTTGTTCGCTGCGTTGAAGCATTTTTAGATGAAGCACAAATCTTAGCACTAGCATTAGACACACTAATCAATAACGAAATTGTAAAAGAAGAAGCTGTGGCTAAAGCTGATGCCGAACCAGAGGTTGGTACTGGCACAACACCAACACCCCCAGCTGCCTGAATCGCTGTAGCTATTGTTATGAGTTTATTAAGTATATTCTCAGTTCACTGGTCATCATTTAACTGGCTCTTAGGTATCCTACCCACATGGTTGCCTACGGCCATTATGGTAACAGGTATTGGATTACTTCTTATTGAGATTATACTAGAGGCGATCGATAGGGTACCTAGTATTTATAGATTGCCTATGAGGCTCTTGGCATTAGCGATCTTCGCGTACGGGGCCTATATAAAAGGCCGTCAGGATGTTTTGGTAGAGTACAAACAAGAAATAGATATAATTAAAAAACAACAAGTGACCGTAACTACCAAGATTAAAAATAACTATGTCAAACAAATTAAAGATATCAAACTTGCAAATGAAAAACTTAAAAAGACAATTAGTGATAAAGACAATGCTGATTGCAGGTTGCCTAAGTCTTTTATCGAGTTGCACAACAACGCAGCTAAAGACTGATTTTCCAACACCACCTGGGGAGTTGATGCTTGTTCCACCTAATTTACATACTCTGCCTGATGGTGCTTCTTTATCTACCACTGAGGGTGTAATTGTAGATAACTACACTGCGTATCATACCATTGCCGAGCAATTAAAAGAATTGCAAGACTGGGTTAAAGAACAAACTAAAGTAAAATGAAAGATCTTTTAAACCAATTACTTACAGGAAGAGATAACAAGACTCACGATATTGCGAGATGGTCTTGGTTTATCACAACCGTTGTAATTATAGTAGGCGCGATATGGAATACTTACTATGGCCACGTGTTTAGCATGCAAGACTTTGCTAAATCCATTGGCATTATCGCCGGCGCACACGGAGCCTCGGTATTTATGAAAAAAGATTCAGAGCCGTCTGAGTCGCCAACCAATGAAGAGAAATAATGGAAATGCAATCACTCATTAATACGATCTTACCGCTCATTTGCGTATGTATTGGCTGGTTCTGTAAAGAACTGTGGACTGCCGTTCAAGAACTCAAAGAAGACCTATCTGAACTAAAAGCATCAATTCCCGCTGTTTATATGAGACGAGATGAGTTTCATGACCGTTGGGACGAGATTATCAATTTACTTCACAGAATTGAAGATAAGCTTGACCAAAAGGTAGATAAGTAGTAATATATCCCTTATGGATATAAATAAAATAAAAGCATTAAAAATCGAAGAAGTTTGGTTAAACCCAATCAACAAAGTATTCGATAAGTATGAAATCAACACACCACTCAGGCAGGCAGCCTTTATAGGCCAGTGCCAGCACGAAAGTGTCAATTTTAAAAGACTTGAGGAAGACCTTAACTATAGCAGTGAGCGTCTTTGTCAAGTCTTTCCAAATCGTTTCAAATCCATTGAAGAGGCCTCTCCATATAATTACAACCCAATTAAAATTGGTAACAAGATATATGCTGATCGCTTAGGTAATGGTGATGAAGCAAGCGGTGACGGCTATCGCTTTCGGGGCCGTGGTATTATCCAAATTACCGGAAAAAATCTCTACAGTGTGGCATCTAGTGAACTAGGTGCTGATTTTGTAAAAAATCCAGAACTTGTAGCCACACCACTTTACGCGGTACTCACCGCCGGGTGGTACTGGAATAGAAACAGCCTAAACCTATTGGCTGATCATAAGGAGTATACAACGATGACAAAACGTATCAATGGCGGACTCAATGGACTTGACAGCCGCATCTCAAAAATAGAAGAAGCTTTCCGCATTCTTTCCTAAATAAATCCCATCATTTTAATCTACTAAATTTACGGTAATAAAGCGTAAAGGAAGGAGCCACAATGAAACATTTACATATGATTGTTTGCGTAATTGGATTGCTTATCTCTAGTGTATGTAACACAGGGCAATCATTCACATTTGACAATTTTAAACCACACCATCTTGTCTTTATCAAACGTTTGGAAGGATACAGCAACACGGCGTACCGTGACGCTAAAGGACTATATACGATTGGCATAGGTCACCTTATTAAGCCATCTGAAAAGCATCTTAAGACAGCTTTTTTAACTGATAAAGAAGTCACTCAATTATTTGAGTCGGACTTAAGTATTTGTAAAGCCGCGGTAGAGGAATCTATTGATGTGCCATTGGGTGAGTTTCAGTACGATGCGCTCTATAGCCTGTGCTTTAACATTGGTGCAGATAACTTTAAACGTTCTTTGGTTGTCAAAAGACTTAACCAAAATGACATAAAAGGGGCCGCTAATGCCATACTTTTATGGAACAAACCCGCCAATTTGGAGTACAGACGTAGAGTCGAAAGAGAATTATTTCTGGCGGGGCGTAAAGTATAGTAAATATGCATTAGTATGGATAAGGGCTGATCTCCCTATTCTATTCAATTTAACCTCGAGGAAATACCATAATGGACGGATTCAAAAAACTACCTAAGATGAAAACAGGCGGCAGCGTATGTGAGGCTGTTAAAAAATGCTATGGCGGCTCAATGAAAAAAGGCGGCAAGTACAAAGAAGGCGGCGACATTAAACAAGACAAAGCCCTCATTAAAAAAGCATTCAAGCAACATGATGAAGCAGAGCACGACAAAGAGCCAACAGAAATCAAATTAAAACATGGTGGCCGTTTTAAAAAAGAAGCTGGTACAGTTAAAAAATACAAAGCGGGTGGCGCAATCGAGATGAAAAAATCTTCAGGCGATTTAGATACTATTAAGAAGATTAAAGCTACTAAAAACAAAAAAGCTGATGCTCCAAACAAAGCAACATTAAGACCTAACTTAAAAGGTTCTGACGTAGAAAAAGAAAAATCAAAACCAGCTGGCGAAAAAGATACTATCAAAAAAGTACCACCAACAGGTGACAAAAAAGCGGACGCACCAAACAAGGCCGCAGTTAAAAAAGCACCCAAGGGTGAAGATGCCGTTGATGATATTGATGGTATGAAAAAAGGTCACGCTGTAAAAAAGCATAAAGCTGGCGGTCATATTAAGCACATGGCTGACGGCGCATTAACTGCTCCTATTCTTCCTCCAAATATTCAACAACAATTAGCAATAGCACAAGCATTGCAATCTGCTGGTCAACAAGCACAACAAGGAATGCAATCTGGTCAACAAGTTAATCCTAATGCAATGAATACAACATTAAATTCACCATATGGACCTAATCGTTTGTCAAGCACGCAAATGCAAATGGCTAATCGTGCAGCAGCCACAGGCGCAAATGTTCCATCTAGTGCTAATCAACCTCCTGCGTATCCATACACAGCGAATGATGTGATGAATAATCAATTCTCAAGAAGTGGATTAAATAACAAAGCTGTAGATGCATTATTAGGATCAATGGCTAAACGTGGTATGTTTTCTCACACTGGGGACTAAGAATGCCAAGTAAATCTAAAGCACAACATAATCTCATGGAGGGTGTAGCCCACTCTCCATCTTTTGCAAAAAAAGTAGGGATTCCACAAAAAGTAGGTAAGGAGTTTGCCAAGGCTGATAAAGGTCGATCCTTTAGCTCTAAGCCTATGCGTAAAGCTGCTGGTCGCGGGAGATAATCTTGGCGTACTCAGGTACTACTAACCAAACTAAGATCAATGTAGATCAACTTATATCTTATGCCTACCGTGACGCAGGTAAAACTGCGGAAGAATTAACCCCAGAATATGTACAAGCAGGTAAACAAGCACTATTCTATATCTTACAAAATCTTTCTAACCGAGGTGTTAATCTTTGGTTACTTGAAGATTATGTGACTGGCGCCCAAACAAATCAACAATACATTAATATGCCCGATGGCACGATTGATGTGCGTGAGGCTAACTGGGTTTATATTGTTAATCCAACGATTGCTGAAGCGCTTCCTGCAGACAATTTAAACTCACCCAACCTATTTGATCAATCACTTAATTTAAACACTTACGCAACATCTACCGTGGGTGAAAATTGGTTTGGTGCTCAGTACCAACAACAAACACGTATTTTTTACGTAGGCTACAATGCTTACGCACCAAGTGGCTCCGCTACTTATAACTTAGCGTTTGAAGTAAGTAATGACGGCGTGAACTGGGAGCTATGGGAACAATTCCCAGAAACAACACTAGCAGATCGTGAGTGGGCTTACTTTACAATCAATGCTACCCAAGCATTTTACTATTTTAGAATTCGTGAGACCGTAGCATCCACATTCTCACTCCGTGGTATCCAGTTTGCACAATCACAACAAGTCATTCCATTGGCTCGTTTAAATCGTGATGATTACTGGAACTTACCTAACAAACAATTCCCAAGCCAAAGATCATTACAGTACTGGTTTGATCGTACCATTGACCCTTCTATGTATCTATGGCCAGTACCAAACAATAACTTCCAAGTATTCCAGCTCATTATAGAAAAACAAATGATGGACGTTGGTAACTTAACTAACGAGCTTTATGTGCCTGATCGTTGGATTGGTTCTATCCAAGCAACACTCTCACATAAACTTGCACTACAATTACCTGGTGTTGATTTAAATCGTATTGCTTTATTAAAAGCTGAAGCAGTATCTCTTGAGGCTGATGCGGCCGCAGAAGAACGCGATAAATCTCCAATCTACTATCAACCAAATATTTCGTACTATACTAGATAATGACTAACGCATATCAACAAACTTATGATAATTTAGTTCAGGATGTTATCAATTACATGGAAAGAACTGATGCTGATTTTGTGGCACAGATTCCATCTTTAATTGGTTTAGCAGAGGCCGCTATTGCCGCAGAGTTAAAGTCATTCCTACAACTAACTGTTGTGGAAACTACTTTGGCTGATGCTCAAACTATTTTACAAAAACCAGCAAGATGGCGTAAAACAGTATCCATGAAAATTAATGGAGAGCCTTTATTATTAAGATCACAAGATTATGTAGCTCAATATTTAGCTGAATCCACTGAGGCTCAACCACTTTATTACTCAGAATACGATTACAATAATTGGTTAATTGCACCAATACCAGATCAATCCTATCCTGTTGAAATTATTTATTATAGTTTGATTCAACCATTGGATTCATCAAATCAACAAAATCTATTTACGAGAGAGTGTCCACAAGCGATGTTATTTGGCACATTACTTCAAGCGCAGGGATATTTAAAAGCACTTGACAAGCTTCCTGTTTGGAAACAATACTACACGGAATCTTTGGAGGCTCTCAAAAAAGAAGACAACGCCCGTCGCGTGGATCGCAACACTACTGTTCAGGAACCTTAATCTATGTCAACATTTGTATCCCCATTTACAGGCACCATCGTTCAACCGACCGATGTTTCATACTACGCCTTAACATTCTCAACCAATCAAACACTCTATTGGCCAACTGTTGTTAATCAAACAGAAGTACCATTGGCTCGTGTCATGGATTGCTCTGCATCTACCACTGGCTTATCTATTACATTCCCAGCGGGTAATCAAGGTACCCTTGGCGCTGATGTGCTTATTAGAAATCAAGGTGCCAATACATTTACAGTCAAAGATAATACCGGTTCTGCTATTGTTTCTATTGCACCTGGCGTATGTTTATATTTCTATCTTGTTGACAATACAACCGTTGCGGGTGTGTGGCACAACATTACATTTGGTGCAGCAACCTCGACAGCAAACGCTGCAAGTTTAGCAAGCTACGGATTAACCACAACCGTTGCGGGTCAATTAGCAACATCTGATAATGTAGTGACCGTATCAACATCACCAACATTTTCTGAAACAAGCCGCGCATCTACATACGTATGGACATCCGGCGCTGGTACATTTACATTACCAACAACTTCTTCTTTAAACTCTGGTTGGTACGTGGGATTCAGAAACGGTGGTACGGGCGCATTAACTATTGCTCCTCAAAGCCCAGCAACCATTAATGGTCAGTCAAGTATTATTACTAACCCAGGTGACTCTGGTATTATTCTTTATAACTCATCAGGTAGTAATTATTTTACTGTGGGTTGGAACGTACCCGCTAACGTAACATTCTCTGCGGCAACATATGATGTAGATAGCATTGTAGGTAATGCATTTAGCTTAGTATCTTACGCTCCAATTATTCAAACTTATGTAGCATTATCCGGTACTAGAACATCAACACTTACCGTAACACTACCTAATATTACTCAATTATACGTATTAGTTAATAGCACGACATCAAGCGCATATAATATTACATTTGCAATTTCTGGATCATCTTCTACTTTTGTATTACCTGCAAGTACTGTGGCAACAATTGTAGTGGACGCCGGAATTATCTATCCAATTACTCAATCCACAACATCAACATACTTTGCAAGTAATGGATCTCAAACAAATCCATCATTTTCTTTTACAAGCGATATTCATACGGGTATGTATTTACAAGGTACAAGTAAATTAGGATTAACAGCTAATAGTGTATTAATGTTAAATATTGATAATACCAATACTGGAAGCCCTCAAATATCAACACCAGCAACATTAAACGCTGGATTAATACCAGGTGGAACATTCTAAATGGCGGATCAACAACAAGTTGAACCACAGTACAATGAAGTTTATACTCTAGGTGTCCAGCCCGGTATAAAACGAGATGGTACCACATTTGAATCACGTGAATATAGTGATGGTGTTTGGTGCAGATTTCAACGCGGTGTGCCTAAAAAAATTGGTGGATATACTGAACTAGCAACCACATTCAATGGCATCCCACGTGGCATGGTTATGAATGGGTACAATGGTGTTAACTATGTATTCTCAGGTAACCAAAATGGTTTAGATGTATTTACCACAGGCCAATCTTTTGGTATTGGTAGTGGTCCATCAGTGGCTCAGTTTGAAGTAGGGTACTCTCCATTTACTGTTACTAAAGTAACGAACTCATCATTTACTATTTCTGGTGCGGATCGTACTGCTCAGTTTTATACAGGATCTAATTTTGTATTTAGTCAATCCACAAATCCTACATTTTATTCTGTAACATCATCATCCTATAATTCTGGTACTACAACGACAACCGTTAATTTTTCCCCAAATAACAGTGCGTCATTTACACAAGTTTATTTAGCAAATACTTATTTTAAAGCGGATCCTAGATTACTGTGGCAGTTTGATTATCAGTATAATCTTCAAGGTGGCGCACTTAATTTAATTACACACCCCGGACTTAACTTAAATTCTATTGATAACGGTGTGGCAACACAGGTTTACATTGGAAGCACACTACCTAATTCAAGTAATCAGTGGGTATTTACAGGATTAGCAGATACGACAGGTGTAGCCCCAACCTATAAACCTATTGTGGTTGATGGTGGCGTTTGTGTGCTTCACCCATTTATATTTGTGTACGGATCTAATGGATTTATTGCAAATAACAATGTATCCACAACCTACGCTAATCAAACACTAACCGACTGGAATGGTACATTTGCCAACCAAGTTAACGTTGCTACAGGTAAAATTGTAAAAGGTATGCCTGTGCGTGGTGGTACAGCGTCGCCATCAGGTTTATTCTGGGCTACAGATAGTTTGATTCGTGTCTCATTTGTAAACAATCCTCCAGTCTATTGGCAATACGATATCATATCAAGTGAGATATCAATCATGTCATCAAGCGCTGTGGTTGAAATGGATGGCGTTTATTTCTGGATGGGTGTTGATAGATTCTATGTTTACAATGGTCAAGTGAATGTATTACCTAATGATAAAAATGTAAACTGGTTATTTGATAATATTAATTATACTCAACGTCAAAAAGTGTGGGCCACAAAAGTTCCTAGGTATAATGAGATTTGGTTCTTCTACCCACGTGGTGGCGCTACGGAATGCACTGATGCAATTATTTATAATGTAAAAGATAAGATCTGGTATGACGCTGGGCAGGCAGAGGGTGCTCAAAGATCGAGTGGGTTTACAACAGAGGTTTTTCCTTCCCCCATTTTTGGTGGTTGGAATTTTAATGTATCCTACAGCTCCCCTAAAAATGTCATTGCGACACCTACAGGGCAGTCTGCAGCAACAGCATTTCAATTTTATTTATTGGGGGATCAGTCAACACAATTTTCTCCTGGTCAATACGTAACATTATCTAATACATCCCCAACGGCACCTAAATACTTAATTACAACAAGTCAATTTATTATAAATACAACAATAGGTATGCCAGGTGCTACATTAGTCACTGTGGCTACTACTTTTGGATCAACACCATCTGTAGGCACACCTTTATATATTATTAGTGGTGGTTATGGTATTTGGCAACATGAGACAGGATTAAACAAAGTATCCATTAATAGTGAGGATGCTATTTATTCTTCTTTTGCAACTTGTGATATTAGTTGGGTAGGTGGAACACCCTCAGAAGATACATCCACAGGTATTAATCGTCGTATGCACTTACGTCGTGTTGAGCCAGATTTTGTACAAAGTGGTCCAATGACTATGACAATTTATGGTCGTAAGTTTGCGCGTGGTCCTGAAGAAGATTCTGGTCCTTATGTATTTACAGCAGATACAGAAAAAATTGATTTAAGAGTAGAGCACCGAGAAGTTAGATTAGAGTTTGAGTCTAATACGATTGATGGTAATTATGAAATGGGACGACTATTAATCACCGCAGAGTACGGTGACGAAAGGCCATAGTGGCTAATTTAGTTCAGCCCGTATTTCCTTTTGTACCACAGTACACAACATGGGAAAACTTTAACGGCAATATTGTTATGTTCTATGGCCACGAGCCCATTCCATATAGTAAGGAAGAGGACTGGCAGTCAACGGCTAGGAACATCACTCAACTTCCAACATTTTCAAGTTATACCGTGCCAGATCCAAGTCTATATGACAAATGGGAGGATTGGGCTAATCAATTTGTGCTAATTATCAACGGTAAACCCCCACAATAATGGGCGTAAAAATGCCAATTTG